CTGCCCACAGGCTGTGGAGCATAATGGGAGCACTCCAGGCCCTTTCCACCCGGTATTTTAGCAAGTGGGGTCCCCCCAATTCTAGGGAACAGACTTTGCGGCCCCCCCAAATCTGGCTCCCCCCAGTGCGCTACCTTCCCTATCCCCCTGTTTATCCACCCGCGGGGGATTTTTATTGTCTCCCGGATGCGTTACCCTGATGGCATGAAATATTTCAGGAGCCCCATATGCCAAGCCTATTTGACTTTTTCAATATCTTCCGCAAGACCTCCATCCATCTAATTGAAGCCAAACTCACCGCCAGCCAGTATGCCGGCAGTGAGAATGATAATACCTTCTATCCAGGCAACAACATGAGTGGGATGTATCGGGACCGTTACGACTACGACCGCCAAACCATTTTCTCGGAATGCCTGAGGGCTTGGCGCGTCAACCCTATCGCTCGTCGAATTGTTAAATTAATTTCCATGTTCATCGTAGGAGGCGGCATTGAGATCAAAAGTGACAATAAGCATACCGACAAGTATTTGCAGAATTGGTGGACGCATCCACTTAATCAGCTTGACCATAAATGTATCAATTTTTGCGACGAAGCCACCCGCAGCGGGAACTTATTTTTTCTTTGCACAGCCGACCAGAATAATGGCATGCTCTATATTCGTGGAGTACCAGCGGACCAGGTCGATCAGATCGTTACTGCCGAGAATGACGTTGACCAGGAATTAGTTTACAAACCGCGTAATATAGATTTATCGCCATGGCCGGCCTATGACCGCAGCAATCAACAGCCGGTCTTCATGCTGCATTTCGCCTACAACCAGCCGGTAGGCGTTTCGTGGGGGGAACCGGATCTGGCACCGATGCTGCCCTGGCTAGGCAGGTATGCCTCCTGGCTCGAGGATCGGGCCAGGTTGAATCGGTATCGCCAGGCATTCATGTATGTGGTAACCGGTAAGTTTGCAGATAGGGCCGCGCGCACAGCCAGGGAGGTTGAGATCAATTCCAATCCACCGCAGCCAGGTTCGGTACTGGTGTCAGATGAAAGCGAGACTTGGACAGTTCTCGCCCCGCAGTTGGCCTCCCATGATGCCAACGAGGATGGATTAAGTTTGAAAAAGATGATTGCCACCGGTGCAGGGGTACCGATCCATTATCTGTCCGAGCCAGAGAGTTCAACACGCACAACCAGCGAGGCTACCGATCAGCCCACCTTCCGTGGGCTAGAGCAAACGCAGATATTCTTCTGTCAGATCATGCAGCAATTGGCAGAGATCGCCGCAGCCTACCGCCATCCGTTTGACCGGCTGGTGTTGCCAGGCAGCCACATCGAGGCCATCGGTCCGGATATGACTGAGAAGGATAATGCCAATCTTGCCTTGGCAGTCAGCCGGGTTTATCCAGCTTTCTCGGAGATCTTCGACCGTGGAGGCATCGATGAGAACGAGTTACTCAGATTGGTTTACCGCATGGCCGGGGAAGTGTTACCGCAAGATAGCCGCCACTCGACCATGCTAAAGAAGCCACTTAAAGCTGCTGCGCCGCAGCCGCCGCAGATGAAATCGGGCAATAACCCGAATGTCGATGGTGGAGAACCAGCAGCAAATGGTGGATAAGTTTTTAGTAACCTGTGGAGAAGCTTATGGATGATGAATTCGAGATCAAGTTAAATGCCAATCCAACCGAGACCGGCTTTGAGATCCTGCCCATCAATGCCGGCGAAGCCAAGGGACATGGGATATCTTTCAGCGCGGCGGTTCTGAAAGCTTCCTTGAAACTTTGGGATAACCTGCCTTGCTTCCTTGATCATGATTACAGCGGTGCACAATCGGTAAAGAACCTCGCCGGTGCATTGCATCAGCCGGCATGGAACGAGAAAGAGCAAGGCATACAAGCGCAGCTGGTACCGGCTGGCCCAGGGGCTACCGCTTTGCAAGCCTTGCGGCTTGCTACGCGCAGTGATCCCGCTCTGATGGCAGCCGTGGGATTTTCAGCTCACTTGTATATCGTGCAGAAAGAGGGGCAGGTTCAACAGATCACGAAGGTCAACTCCGTTGACTGTGTGATCGATCCAGCCCGTGGTGGGAAGTTCCTCGCCACGGTCGTAGGGGCGAACGGTGTTCGCCCATTCAATCAAGGAGATCAAACCATGGAAGACGAGAAAGAAGTAACCGCAGTGGGTTCGGAAGATACCGAAGCCACGCAAGAACTTCTGCAAGCGCAGAAGAAGGTCGAGCAGACCAAGAAAACCGGCGATGAGAGTCTCCGGCAGCTTCGTTTGCAGACCTGTCGCACGCTCCTCAAGGTGTCGCTGGAGGCCAGCAAACTGCCCCAGCCCATCCAGGACCGCATCGATCACCGCTTTAGCCGTCAGGTTGAGCAGGGCTTGCCCTTCGAGCCGGCCGAGTTGGAAAGCGCCATATCCGAAGAGCAGGAAATGGTCAGTCAGTTGACCGCCGGTGGAGTTATTCAAGGTCCCGGCCGCATCACCAGCATGGTCACCAGCACGGATGCCATTGAAGCCGCCGCCAGCGATCTATTCGGCGTAAAACGGGATGAGCGTCTGGCTAAAGTGAAACCCGCCAGGCTGACCGGCATCCGGGAGTTGTACCTGATGCTCACCGGCGATTATGACCTGCATGGTGGCTATTAGGGCGAACGCATCCAGCTTGCCACCACCGCCGATTTCACCGGTCTGGTCAAGAATGCCTTGAACAAGATCATCACCAATCAGTGGGATCTGCTGGGTAAGGCCGGCTATGACTGGTGGAAATCCATCGTGCATGTGGAGCATTTCAATTCCCTCAACGATATCACCGGCATGCTGGTGGGAACGGTTGGGACCCTGCCGACCGTCTCAGAAGGCGCAGAGTACACCGAGCTGCCCATCGGTGATAGCCCCGAAGTGGCTTCCTTCGTGAAGTATGGTGGCTATATCCCGCTGACGTTGGAACTGATCGACCGGGATAATGTTTCCCGATTGACCGGCTATGCCAAGGAGCTCGGCAATGCCACGCTGCGGAAATATTCCGCATTGATTGCCGGCATCTTCACGGCCAATACCGGCATCGGTCCAACCATGGCCGATGGTGGTGCATTGTTCAATAACACGGTCGTAACCACGGCCGGTGGACATGCCAACCTGCTCACTGTGGCGATCAGGACGGATTACACCGCCTGGAATGCGATTGCCCTGGCGATGTATAACCAGCCCATGTTGATCAAGAATGCGGCTGGCTATTATGGCACCGGTCCGAAGATGGCAATCGAGCCCAAGATCTGCCTTGTCCCTCGCGCGCTGAAGGCGGCTGCCCAGGCATTGTTCGTGCCTCGTTGGGCTTCCGACGTGATCAGTATTGCTTCCATAGGTGGTCCTTCTTGGGCCGGCCAGGTGGAAGTAGTCACCGTGCCTGATTGGACGGATGCCACCGACTATGCAGCCGTGATCGATCCGGCCATTGCCCCAGGTATCATCGTGGGTGAACGCTTTGGCCTCATGCCAGAGATTTACACCGCCGGCAATGACACCGATCCGGCTGTCTTTATGAACGATGAAACCCGCATCAAAGTACGCATGTTCGCAGCCGTGCTGGTGCAGGACTTCCGCCCGTTGCATAAAGAGAATGTTGCTGGTTAGGCAAGGCGGCTTCCAGCCGCCATTGCCTATATCGGCGATATGAATCGCCGATATAAATCTTCGTGATTAGGAGAAATTTATGGAGAAATTACAAGTTATGGCAACTGCTCTGGCAGCCAGCATCCAGCCGCACCTCGGGCAGCCAACTATCCCGCCCATTTCATGGGCGCAGGATGGAGATATCGTCCATGTGGTACTTGCTGATGGTCGTAAGGTATCGGCCAGCATCCAGGAGATCAATCAAATCATGTTCACCCAAAAGGTGGTCAATGAAAAGATTGACCTCGATAATCTGGAGGTCGATCTCTCGCCGAAGAAAGCACCGGCAAAGAGAGTTAAATCTGCCATACCACGCAAACGGCGGTAATCGTAGGGGCGAGCCGTTGGCTCGTCCCATCTTTTAAACCCGGGCGGGTGTAGCCCACCCGCTCGGGATCACCTTACGCAATAAGGAGACCAAGCCATGCGTAAAATCTTTCAGAAACTTGTCATGTTTTTTGCCGTTGCTTATACTGGCTATCTCAATGCCTGGGTAAAGAACGGCCAACTCGGTGGCTATGTCCACGATACAGCCATGGCCCAGATGCTTCCCTGCACTGGCATGCATTATGTCACCGGCACGTGGACCATGGCAGCCGGTTCAGTCACCGGTACGATTGCAATGGCGAAGGCCGCTGCCGCAGAGACCGCCGTGATCAACATTCCTTTGGAGATCCCATCCAATGCCGTTGCATTGAAAGGGGCTTATCTCAAATCCATCGAAGTTGATTATGAGATCGGGACTTTGGCCTGTACCAGCGTCACGGCCAGCTTGAATAAGATCACACGTGGAGCGGATACGGTTGGTTTGACTGTGACAGCCATCACAGTTACCCAGGATCTGGCGGCCGGTGTAGCAGCCGCCAGCGCAGCCAAGCACCGCCTTGTGGTCACGCTCACCACGCCGGTCTGGATCCTCAACACGGAATATCATCTGCTGGTCCTTACGGTCGTTGCAGCCGCGACTTCCGTGTTCAAGATGAATTCCGCCGTTGCCAACTTCACCATGCGGATATAAAACCCAGCCTTCGGCTGGTGATCAATTGATAGGGGGCGGGGTCGACCCCCGCCCCCAAATTGAAAAGGAGAATGTTCATGAATGATTTCACCAGTTTACTTGTCGGAGGCGTTCCTCTGATGATTGTTATCTTCGGCCTGGTTGAGTTTAGTAAGTCATTGGGATTAGTAGGGAGAAAGTTGGCTATAGTTTCGATGCTTCTCGGCGTCGCCTTCGGTATCGCCTATCAGATCGCCTTGCAGGGATTGCCGTCTGCATTTCCGAATTGGTTCAGCATCTTTGTTTACGGCCTCGCGCTGGGTCTTGTCACCAGCGGCTTCTATGACTTCGCAGATAGCCGGTTGCCAAAAGTTGGACCTTAGAAAGATCGTCAGCAGACTAGCCCACTGCTGATTATCCAGGGAAGCGGCGGGTGAAACCTCCACTCTCCGCTTCCCGAAACCGTCCGGACGGCCGCATACTTAAACCACCCCCTAGATGTGGTGGCCGAAGATGTAGCCAGGAATATTGAAATAAAAGGTAATTGTCTGTATATAGCGTTTTTACCCCCTGCTTGTCTTATCGGGGAGGAATTAAGCGGGAGGAGCTAGTTGGTCATAGGAGTGGTCGGATGATAATGTTGCACAGTGGGAGATGTACTGATCGACCAGGCGGTTCATGGTTACCAGAGG